CAAAAAGTTTCAAAAGGTTTGCAAAGTTTTACTATTTTCTTGGAAAAAATGGAAGTCGAAAAAAGTGGAAAACAAGAAATCAATACCCCTGTGGCGCAACCAATTGCCTCAGTTCCGGCAGTCGTTCAAACGACGTCCGCCAAGGGTAAGAAAACAACGAAGGGCAAGAACGGAAAGGAGCAACCTAGTCCTAAGCCTTCTACTCCGGCCCCTGCGCCAGACGCGCAAACTAGTCAGCCTGATACTAGAGGTGATACCAAAAAACAGTGCCGGTTCGCTGCCGATCATTCCAAGTGCAAGTATGGTGATAAGTGTATGTTTTATCAGCCAGTTGAGAATGGTAAAAGCGAAGAGCAACTTCCGATTGTGGACGTAAGAGATCTTATTGTTACCTTCAAGTTGCGTGTAGCCCCAAATCCTTCAGTGGAAAAGTTCCTCAAAAGTAAGAATGTTCCGTACGAGACTGGCCCAAAGTCGTCTTGGAACGGCCATCCCTTAAGCCATGTGGCAAGGGATATTGCTTTTTTAGAGGTTCTTCGAACTGTAGGGGTGAAACGCAAAACTTTGTCGGTTCTCGATTGGTTCGGATCAGATAGGAATCAGAAGTTATGCTCGATTCTCGGTAAAAGAGCTTCAGACGTAAAGTTGACCATTACAGCAGCTCCCGATCAGATTTACCAGGGTGACACCGCCCGAGCGACCAAAAGTCGGGTGCCATTGCTGGATTCTGATAAATTTGACATTGCAATTGTGCAGGACGTTTATTCGTACGGCCCAGATGCAAAGTCTCCTATGACCCCTGATGCCGTCAAAAAGATCCTCAAATATACTCATTTGGGGGAGGTGTACTTCATTGTGCGCTTTTTTAACGGCGACGCTGGTTGGGATGATGTCGAAGAGGGGGAAGTACCAGAAATGGTTTGGTACCGAGAAAAAGGGTTGATTTTTGCAAGCCCCGAAAGAGAGATGTCGGCCTATCCTGGCCACCCCGACGTGAATTGGTTGCAGTTGCGACACGTCGATGGAGTTGATATTTCTCCTCTCTTTCAGTGTGGGCCGTACCAGGTTATTCGTTGTACCCTGGCCGCCCCCGACGCGAAAGCGTTGGCAGAGCAAAAGTTACCCGAAGGTAAAATCCAGCGCAAGTTGTTGGCGCGCTGGTGGGTGATACCCCGGGTGGTGAGTGATTGGTGGAACAAATCTTGGCTTTCTTATATTGGCGAGTTACCTGCTTATGTAGAGTATCTTGTCAATATGAAAAGTTATGGAGAGTTAGCTCCAAAATTCACCACGCGTATGCCGTTTGGCCAGGCAATGGATGCTTGTTTCACGGCGACCCGGGAGTCAATGAAGGAACCTGGTATTAAAGAACTCTGGAGGAGATTTCCGAAGCTGGAAAATGAACTTGTAACCGGCACTTGTATGGCGGCCCTTTATTTGGGACGTAATGAAGTTGCGAATGAAGTCTCCACTCTACGAGAGTCAAATATCACAGCGGAAGAAACGCTTAAAAATGCTAGAGCGACCGATTTTGTCACTCCAGCGAGTTTCACTGCTCTTCGATGGCTGCTTTTAGGCATATGTGTATCACTACTTGGGGTGCGAATGGCACGCCGGCTCCGATTAACTTCGGGGGACTTGGGAAAAGGAATTGATTTGAATGATCCTGCGCTTAACAGAGTAAAGTGGTTAGATTGTTTGGTGGGAGCTCCAGTTTTGGAGGAGGTGATTAAGTTCATCTGCCCACCACTTGGCTATGCCATGGTTTACTTTGAATATATTTTGAACACGTTTAATATATCGCGCTCCATCGGATCTTTTAACCCGTTTGCTGCTTTCCCGGCACTCATTATGCACCACATTACCTTAGGTCTGCAAGCTCGTTCGCGTACTCTGCGAATGCTATTCTATAGTGTGTTGATCCACGGTTCATTCAATGGATTTGTTCTCGCTTACTCACAGTTGTACTCTAAAGAGAGGAAACAAGCTTATGAGGATTTTAAATTTCTTTACGAACAGGGAAAGAAAGTGGAGGTTCGGAAAACGCTTCATCAGGTTCTGCCTGCGACCGAGAAGCTCCCGGCTCTACAATCAATCCCTGGAAAAGTGGAAATTTTGCGCGGGAAAATGTCTGTTTGGTTGAAAGGAGTGAAAGTCCCTCCTGGCGCCGCCATAGACGCACTAAAAGATGAAACAGTTAATCCTGCTTACATTTATGCAATCTTGATCACAAACGGACTGCTGTGGCGACCGCAGAAAAGCGGGGTTAATTTACTAGTCAGCCTTATCACTAGAGTCCATGCGGACCCATTTAAACTGGCCCCACCTAAGGAGGAAAGGCATGTTTTGTGGGAAAATCTTGCAAAGGACGTCGTTAAGTCGGGGTTGATTAGTGGTTCCATCGAAGATTTGCCGAGTATCGAATTTTGTGCTGCTGCCATGGGCTCCAAAGGCAAGCGCATTATTCAAAGTGATCACCGAGATCACATGGGAGACAATCTCAAGTGGCCTAAGAAACAGATGGTTAAATCGGACGAGACAATTCCGGCTAACAAGAATGTTGGCGGGGAGTTGTCGCTCAAGCCGAGGTCGATCGTCGATTTAGATGCCAAATACCATTCCAGAACTACACAGTGGTCGCGGGCTCTTGCCGACCATTTCCACTTACTCTGGAATGAAAAACAAATCTACACCTGGCGTGGGTATCCAATTCGCATTGTGTTTTGTTCTGGCTATAATGGTCATAGATTGACCGGGTTAGCCGACATGATGCAGGACCCTACCACAGTTGGTGTTTTGGTTTGTGGAGATGACGCCTATATAAATCTTGGGCCCCTAGCCCGTCGTGGCATCCGCTTTATTGAGGGTGATTTGACGATGTGTGACCAGAGCGAAGATGAAGGACCACTCCTTCACTCGACGCGTGTTTGGGGGAAAGCTTTGGGAGTGCCTCAGGAGTTCTGGGACCTTATCCTAGATTCATGCGGAAAGCCTTACGTATGTTTTTTGGGGGACCTTAAAATTCAGGGTGAATCGGAAATGCAACTGGCAACTGGGTCGACCATGACCACATTGTTGAACTCGATCAGCAATGCGTTTTTGTGGTTGCATATTGTGGCGAATCATTTCGATGATCCGCCGCGTCGAGCACTGGAGTTAGGGTTTACGCTGAAGTTGCGCTCCCATGGCGAGCTTTGGCAGGGGACCTTCCTTAAAGGATGGTGGTTGCCCGACCCTCGTGGGGATTTTAATTGGATTGTATTGCCTTCCCTGGTTGCAAAGATAGGGAAGATCATGAACGATCCAGTTTCCATTACAAAGGTAACAAGACAGGGAAAAGAATTTCGGTTTCCACCGGAGCGAGCGGTGCGTATTGTCGCTTTTGGCATTGCTCTGAGCTATGGTGAGATCCCAAAAGATTACCCGATTCTCGGCCCCTTTCTTGTTACGCTTTCACGTCTAGGGGAATGGCATTCTCTCCTAGACGCGAGAAAAATTTTAAGTGAGAACCATGACTTTAAAGCTATGTCTTCGGTTTCGAGCTTAGACCGCAAATTCGCCCTGATGGCTATATCGGAGCGGTACAATCTTAGTATTGAGGATTTGTGCCGCGTGGAAGATGAGTTGGGAAGAATTGCGGCTTTACCAGCCTACATACAGGATCCGGTCTTTCAACGGTTGGTAGAGATGGATTACGAATAAGCGCGTAATTCCCAGCAGTCCCATTAGTTTGGACGGGTTCCGCACCCGCTGGTAGACGAGGAGTGGCAATTGCCACTGCAGGCCGCGCAAAAATGATAAACAACCAAAACAAAAAACAACCAAGCGCAAAACCCTTAGCGGTAGTTAAGTCTACTGCTCAACCAGCGAAACCCTTAGTTCATTTGAAACCATCGGTTGTGACGCCAGTTGCAAAAGGTTCAGGAAAGGAAGAGTTGGTAGTGCATGATGGAAATTCTAAGCATGAACACTCAGAAAAACCGATTGTGAGAATTAAGAAAGGATTGAAAGGAGATGCACTGGAACAATGGATGATGATGCGAGATCCCTATTCCAGTTCATTGCATGACCCATGGTTCGTAAGAGGTGCTAAGATTCCGGATATGGATACCCGAGAGTCGACGACAAGGTGTATGATCTTCCGAAGGACTTTGACTGCAAACGCCAATGGCGTTTGCGGCTTCGTTCTAGGATTGGGAGTTCGCCGAGTCACCTCTGTTTATGAGACCAGTGGAAGTCTGTTTCCTGTTGCTAATACCGACGGTTCTAGCATCCTTTCTTACCAAATCGGGACTGTCCTAAATGAACCCACTGCTTCTGCCAACGATCTTTTCGCCGCAGCATCTGCCTCAGCTTTCGGTGGAGCCCCGGTGATTGCCGATGCTTTTCAAACTCTGTCCCCCATCCTCTTCAATGAGGGTCGGGTTGTCTCAGCAGGGGCGCGCATCTCCTATGTCGGAGAGTTCTTTTCAATGCAAGGAAAATATAACCTACTGTCGGTTCCCCGAAACACTTTTCGCAATTCAATCGAAGGTAGCGGTATTTTAGCTTTGTCGGCACTTCAGCAACACCCTGATTATGTAGCTGTAGCCATTCCAAAAAGTAACGATTGTCAAACTGTGGTCCATTTTCCCATTGACCAAGTTGATCGAAACTATACGAATACCGACTTAACTTATACTGGTGCCTCAATTCCGGATACTGCGAAAGGGAGTGAAATCTATGTCATAGTCGACGGTGCTGTGGAAAATCAAACTTTTCTTCTTGAGGTGGTGATTAATCTTGAACTGCTACAGAAGAATGTCCAATTGTTTGATGCCGCAACAGCGCCTTCGATTTGCGATTCTTTCGCTATGGATCATGCCGCAAACAGTATGGCCAAATTTCCTAACGTTAAAGCTATCCCTGCTCATGTTGCAAAGAAATTGGACTCGATGGAAACTCAGGATTTGGCCAAAGTCCCCGTGGTCGAACAGAAACCGATGTTCGACCAAGTAATAGAAGGCATTTCAAAGGTTGTCGACAAAGGTCTAGAGATTGGTGGGAAGCTCTCGCCGATTATTAAAACCCTTTTCTAGGCCTACATCTCGGGGTAGCCTCCCCGTTAACAAAAGGCACTTACGTTTGGTTCATGCCATATGAACACTCGGGCCTACCGCTTAGCCGCGATATACACTCGAAGGTTTGTTGAAGCG